AACCTCAACACTTGTTCTTCTGCTGAAACACTATTTACAATCATATGTGCTAATGGAAATATGTCTTGCTTGTTTAGGTTTACTTTGCTTATGTCACCAATAGAAACTGTATTAGTAAATTCAGTACTTCTTAATTGTTCTTCTATTGTTGAGGTTAATTGATAATACCCTCTTATACCTTGTTGGCTCATTTGAAATTTTGTTTAATTCTTTTGGCTTCTACTTCTGCTTTGTCTTTCATAAAGGATAGCATCATAAAACATTCGTGTACTCCTAGTTTAGTGATATTTTCATATCTTGTAATGTCTCCTTGAGCAAGTCCGTAAATTGAGTTATACCACCCCCATTTGGTTGTGAAGTTAGATACTGCGTCAAGGCTTGTGTTTGTTCCTTGTCCAAATAGTTCATCATAGTTTTCGACAAGTCCAGACCTAAATTCCACAAAAAAAAAATTGATGACAATACTGCATCCATAGGCATATCTAAAATATCTTGATCCACACCTACCTTGTATTCTTCTATTGTGTATTTGTCTTTTATCTTGTTTACTACTGGTCTATATAAAACTGCCATAGCTTTTTCAATATTTTCCCAGTCACCAATAAAGGTATCTAAATCTATATACTCACCTAAAGTTAAATCATCTAGTTGTGGATGAAAACCATAGTTAATATTGTTTAGCTTAAAACTTCTAACTAGGTTAGGCTTCTGCTCAAACATTTCTGTAAGTGTACTTACTATTAGTTCACTATCATTAAACTTCAACCTCATTACATCTTCAAGGTTTAACTTGCAAAATATCTCAATGATCTTTGCATTTAAAAAACTCTCATCATCTACATTTTTCTGTATTTTAAGAAAGTGCTTATACTGCCTTAAAGTAATCTCACTTAAATCATTTGGTACTGTAATATTGATATTCATACTTATATAACGTTTTTAAAATGGTTTTTTATAGTAAGGTAAATATAATAAAAAAAGGTACACCATTTCTGATGCACCTCTTAAACAAAACTCAACTTAACTAAATCATACTTGCTTCGTGACAAGTGCCAGAGCAAACTCCAGCTTTTTCTATTTCTGCACCACATTCTGTGCATTCATAATCTTTGTACTCTGGTGGGCTATACCAATCCATAATATTCTGTTTTTAATTTACCATTACGGTAATGTTCTACAATTACACCAGTTGATAAAGGTACTACCTTGTATGGTCTGATGCTTCTTTTAATTAGGAATTTATCTATTATCTGTTTCATATTTATTCTTCTAGTTCGTTAAAGCAAGTGTGTTCTAAACACTCACCACATATTTCATCACTTAAATAAGATGCTTCTGCACCACAACAATTACTATACATATTCTTTGTTTTATAGTTCGTAAACTTTTTTATAAACCTCTTGTGTGTTTTTAACCGCTTTGTTATAACCTACACTAAATGCTTCTGATGCCAGGTTACTCATAATGGTTAGTAGTTCTGAATTATACTCTATGTCTAATCCTCTTAATTTGTCGTATGCTTTTTCTAATGGTGTTTTCATATCTGTTTTATTAAATTAATATACCGCAATATACAAATAAATAACATACCAACAAATAATTTAATAACTTTTATGAAATAAAGTAATTACCTCTGTTTGGGTTTTGTAGTTGATATGATACTGCATAACGTATTGCATCAATGATGTGGTTGAATTTGTCTTGTGGTGTTTTAGACTTTTTCTCCAACCAAGAATAGTTGTTTAGTTCTTTGATTAAGTTTATACTGTTTTCTTCTACAATCAAATCATAGTCTTGTAGTAATGCTATACCATAGGTAATTGAACCTTGACCTTTTATTGCTTTGACTACATTGCAACCTTTTGCTTTCAGTTCGTGTAGTAATCTTGGTTCAGCACTATCACCTACTATAAGATGATTTTTAGCGTGTTTAAGGTTTAGTTCAGCTATTTGTGATGTGGTAAGACCTTTTAAGTAAAAGCATTCCTTTAAATAGATTATCTTGTTGTTTGTATCAATGTTAGTTTCTACTAATGTATTTTCATCTGATGCAAAACCATAATCTTGACCAAAGACACTTACACCTACTTTTTTAAACTCACCTATCTGCCAGTTCGTAAATATAACACCCTCTGCTTTTGCTAACCATCCACCAAGCATTTGGTGCTTGTATTTCTCTGGTCTTCTTTTCTTGATGTTTTCTATTTGCTCTAAATAACTTTTAGATAGGTTTTCTACGTTATCTAAATAAGTTGTGTGTATGTAGGTTGTATTTCCTTTGGTTAAGTTTGTTCCAGCTTGTACACCTTTATCTTCAAAGAACCTATTGTATATCCAATGCTCTTTTGTAACTGGGTTTAAAATAAGTATAACCCTATTCTTTTGGTTTAGGTTTCTAACACTTAAATCTATTTTGTCAAAGATGTTTTCATCATTTAGTTCTTCAGCTTCATCCATTATCCAAGTTGTAACGTTTGTTAAACTTTTTAAATTTGCAGACTGATCACCACTAGAAGTTCTTATACCCTTGAAGATTATCTTGCTACCAGATAGCTTATTTCGTATTTCATCTTTTGTTATATAAAAAACGTGTTGTAAGTTTAGTGTTTCTATCTTATGTATAAACTCGGGTATAATAGAAATGTATGCAGATGATAGTGTAAACCTAGTAAACAAGATTGTATGCCCAGCTTCAAAAGTGAGCAACAACAATAGTAAGTTTATAGAATACGATTTACCAGAACCACGACCACCAGTTACAATATAATACCTAGCATCTGATGTTTGGATTGGTTTATACTTTGGATCAACTTCTATCACTTAAATTTGATAATATCTTTAAAGTTAATATTAAACCCATCTGTTGATGTTATGTCTACACTCTCTTTAGGTTTACCATATCTGTAACCGAAATATAAACTCATAGCACGACCATCACCTTTTAAGATCTGTTTGCCTAGTGTTTTAATTACCTCATCATTATCAATAAGGTTATCCAGCTTTTCTATTAGTTTTAGTTCGTCTGCTTTCTTTGGTCTACCAGCACCCTCTCTTGCACCACCGTTATTTTTTCTTTTATCCATTTGATATAAATTTGTTTATTCAATTATATAACGTAATTACTCAACGTTTTTATTTAGCTTTAATTTTAACAGTCTTTCTCTTATTGCTTTTCTTTCTTTACCCTTTGGTAATTTGTCTAATAGTTGTTGTAGCTTTTGTATTAGTTTTTTGCTCATAGCTTTTCTATTTCGTTTAGTACTTCTTGATAGTATTCTATGTTGTTAGATGGTTTTAGTATTTCGTTTTCAAGTATAATACTTATATGTAGTTTAGCACATTGTTTTGCTTCTGTGCTTGTTGTTGTTTCTACATAAAATGCTTTTACTAACTGGTATGCTTTCTCTTTTGGTGTTTGCATAAATAGCCATTCTTTTTTTATCACGTTGCACAGTTTATTATTTCGTACTCACTATTGTTTTGCTTCCATTCAAAAGACTTTAATACTAAAGCTGCACGTTCATCATACATAGTTTTTTGTTCTTCTTCTAAACCTCTGTATTGCTTTTCATTTTTAGTATAACCACCATTGAATTGGTTTAGTTTTTCTATTGCCTTAAAATAATCTTTTTCTAGTGTTGCATACTTTTTTTGTATTACTTCTAACTTTGAAATCTGGCTGTACTCTATTTGTGATTTAACTATAAAGTTGCTTTCTAATTTATCGTAATAATCAAATCTATCTTTTTTGTACAATGGGTACATTTTGTTTGCGTGTATTGCCGTTGCGTGGTCAAATGATTTACCTTTTGATTTTATAAAGTCTGATATACTTACCCACCTCATATCAAGTTTGTTTCTTAATATATGACAAAGCAAAGCACGATGCTCAACGTATTCAGTTTGTCTTGTTTGTTTGTATATATCTATGCCAGTTAATGTAATAAGTAAATCACTTACTTGTTCTGGTGTTTCTAATATTGTTGGTATTGTGTTGTAATTCATATTATAATTTTTCTATTTCTTTTTTAACTTCTTCCCAATATATTTCTTCACTATCAAATCTCTTTGGTATTTCTCTTAATATCTCATCTACACAAATTAATGCACATTGTTTTGATTTATAAAATTCTATATCTCTATCATCAGGTGTTGCTACCCATTTATAAAATCCTTCTACCAACTCTTTTGCTTTTTCTTCTGGTTTCATTGCTTTGTAGTTTTTGTATGTATAAAGCTGCATCCATTAGTTCTTCTTTTAAATGCTGCAAAAAATCATCTTTGTTATTGTCTTGTAGTGTTGTTTTGTATTTGTCTATTCCAACACAACTTCTTATATCAAATTCTCTTTTTAAATCTTCTACTATTTTATCTTCCATTTTATTTTAAAATTGTGTGCATATATATTTTACTTGTATTGGTGTTAAATTAAACCATTCACCTCTAACTCTATATTCTGAATATAATTTGTGTAATTTTCTTTCTATATTCTTATTCCAAATCTTAACCATTTTAATACTTGGTTCTTGAGATTGCAATGTTTTTTCCCTATGTTTAGGGTTTTTTGAATAACCAATTTTATAAAGTTTTGTATGATTATTTTTCATTAAATATGTTTTAATAGTATCTTTATTATTTTTATTAGTAGTTTTTTGAATATGTAATTTATAAATTAAATCTTCATAATAATTTTTTATTTCTGAATTATAATTTTCAAGACTTTGATTATCTTTTTTTAAACTTTCATTTTTAGAAATTAATTTAAAATATTTATGCTCAACATCTAATAATTTAAGTTCTAAATCATTATACATTTTGCTTTGTTTTTCTGGTGAAGAAACCAAAAAAGCTAAAGTTGTTCTTTTAATTGCTCTTGCCATTTTAATTATTAATATTTATTCTGTTCTTAATTTTAAAAGGTGATAGCACTCTGCATATTTCTGTTTGGCTTTACCTTTGTATTCTTGTTTAAATAATTCGTATAGTTTCCTTGTGTATTGGTATTTAGTTGTGCAGTCTTTAAAATGCTTTTCTGCATACTTCTTACCCTTACCCTTAAAGTAGTTTACATTGTCTGCCGTATCACCTACAATCATTTGCTCATAAAAATTGTACATAGCTTCTTCTTCTGTTATGTCTAGTATCTCTTTATGCTTGTAGTGATAGTTGTACATTAAGCAAGGAAATTGTTTGTAGTCCTTATCAATTGATACTATCATTACCTCATCACGTCCAATATCATCACTAATTTGTTTCCAGTACCTTGCAACCATATCATCTGTTTCTATACCGTAACCCCATATACTATCATATTGTTCTTTTACAAATTGGTGCATCTCATTTAATAATGGTGGCAGTTCTTGTTTCTTTCTGTTGGCTTTGTACTTTGGTGTGATTAGCTTTCTAAAGTTACCCTTTGATCCACTAAAGGTTAGTACCTTGTCTATAGGGTATTTATCTTCTAGATGGTTTACTATTGCCATAAATTGTTCATCAAACTTTGCCCTACTATCTTCTATGTTTGTGTAGTATAGTTCATCATCTGGTGTTTCTCTTTTACGATAGCAACTTGCAAAAATTAAACTATCTGCATCAATTAGTAAAATCATCTATTGTTATGTTAAGTTTTAAATAATTCTTTTTCCCTTGTTTTACTTGGTAGTTAATATGCACATCAGTTATCTCACTATCTTGTTGTGTGTGATATTCTATTTGCTTTCTTAACTTTTCCCAAGCCGCTTTGTTTACTATCATACATTATGTGATTTTATAATTAAATCTAATTTGTATGAATATTCTGCTGCAATTAATCTTACAGTTTTATTTATCTTAAAGTTTTTTGCATCAATTAAACACTCTTGTTTTAAGTCTTTTATTTTATTAAGTAGGTTACTTTCTCGCTTACCTAATGCATAATTTTTAAATATATGATAGTCTTTATCTCTTGATGATTTTAATAAGTTTAATGCTTTTTCTTCTGCTTTAAGTTTCTTTAAAGTTTCATTGTTAGAAAATATTATTTTTTTTAATTTTTTTATATTATCATTTTCTTTCTTAAACTCAAAATCATTTTTAGCATCATTACGTTTTAACTTTTTTTGCTTTATGCTTTCATCACAAATTTCATTGCTTTTATTTAATGCAATTCTTTTAAGTACTATTTCTTCTTTTCTGTTGGTTATTTCAACATAATTGTTTTTTTCCATTCTGTTTTGTTTTAGTTAATAATGATGCAATGTAACACTATTTACTTTATAAACAAAACATTTAACAACTAATTTGGTTCTATGTTTATATTTATTCTTACTGCATCATTTTCTTTAAGCAAGTACACATCTTTTAAAAGTCTTTTCTTTGTCCACATTGTAGTATCTGGGCAATACTTTTTTACTGGCTTTGGCATCTCTAGTGTGTTTAGGTAATACATAAAGTTTCCTTTAGGATCATTTACAAAGAATATCTTTACAACATCATCTAAAGCCATTAGAGCATCGTACTTGTCTTTTTCTAACATTTTATCTTCATAGTACTTATTACGAAATTTCATCTCTATAACGCAATCCATTCCCTTTGGTGTTTTACCCTTTGCATCATATCTTGAATATCCATCACCACAATGTTTTAACTCCCACCCATCTAGGTTAAGAAGAAATACAACTGCCTTTTCCCACTCATTGATTTTTTTAATTCCCATTGTTCCAAATTATGTTAAGCTGCTTTATCCACAACTTTATTTTCTTCGGATTGCAAGTGCAAGGTTTATGGTATTTATGATTGTAGTACTTTGCGTGTAACTGGCATATTAATTCAAACTCATTTGGTTGTAAAGTATTCTTTGGTTCTGATCTGAAATCACTCCAGCTTTCAAAATCTTCTTTAGTAAATTTTACCATCTTTCAATTTTTATTTCGTTTAACTTTTTTCTTCTGTTGTTGCAATCACATTTAGTACCTCTTAACTTGTGGTATTTATCTACCAGGTATTTAATACCAGTATATTTTGTAATGTAATAAATAATGTTACCTAGTTTCATATTTTAATTCTTTTAATGATATTATAACTCCTAAACTTTTTCGATCATCACCACCTATTTTATCTTTATTTGTACCTTTATATTTTATAAATATATCTCTTAACGTATCTGTTTTAATTATATACAATTCGTCTAAATATATAAAAAAGTATTCTGCTTTTGTACTAGAAATTCCACTTGCTTTATTTCTACAGTAATACTCTAAAAAATAATTACCAGTTGATTTATGTTGTGCATCACTTTTAACCTCAATACCCATATCTAATTCTGGTATATATATATCCCATTCTTTATGATAACCATCTTTTATGTATGCTTGTGGGTATTTTTTATGTATTAGTTGCAAGGCTTGTTCTTCATACCCTTTACCAGTTTTTAAGTTTCTATAAAATTTTTCTGTCATAAAAGTTTCTTTAGTTTGCTTTTTACTTTGTTGTATGTATTGTAAAGTGAATAGTAATGTATAAGACTTTTTCTAGAAAATTCTGCAATGCTTTCACCATCATTTATTATTTCAAACACTTTTCTATCATACCAAAACATCTTTGATAGTTCTTCTTGTATTTTATCATATGGTTCTTGATAGTTTACATCTGATGTGGTTAAGTGTATGTCATCCATAGAAACCATTGTGATGTTTTTACCCTTTCTTTTTAAATCGTAAAACAATGTTCTTAAAGTCTTAAAAATATAGTAATAGTTTATTTCTTTTTCGTTGTACATTATATCTAAACCTTTTTCAAGTTTCAGTTGTATCTTGTAATACATTTCTTGCACAATATCTTCTGCAATTTCTTGTTTACACCCAAAGGATAAAACTATTTCTACCCACTCTTTATGCTTTGCAGCAACTATAATCATTGTTTTTTGTACTATCATTTTAATGGATCATATAAATCATTTACTATTGTTGGCAATCCTTTTTCGTTTACTTCAAAGCTAAATGTTTCAAAAGAGTAACCCCTACTTCTACCACACTTAACGGTTGTCCAATCTTTGTTTACTGTGTTTGCTTCCAAACTTATTACTGTTTCTGCTTTCTTTTCTAATGCACTACCAAGATGACCAGTACCAAGTTTAGCACTACCAAAGTTTTGATGTATTACACAAATGATATGTACGTTTTGTTGTTGGCTAATTCTCATTAATGCACTTACTAATTCATTACTTTGCTCAATGTTGTTTACATCTGCACATAAATCTGCTACACCATCTAGGATGACCAGAGATGGTTCTTTTATGTTTTCCTTTAGGTAGTGTTCAATAAATTGTAATCTTTCTTTATAACCTACTGTACGCAATGCAAAGGTGTGATATTTATCTTTAGGTATGCTGCTATCCATATCTAATGGTCTTTTAAATACTTTGGATGCGTGCCAGCTTCCTTGTTCTGTATCTATGTGAATTAAATCACCATCACCTCTAAAGCCTTTTATTTGTCCACCATAAATATTTGAACCACTTAAATAAGCTGATGCCAATAATGATACAAAAAATGTTTTTCTAGTCTTTGGTGGTGCAGTTATAACTGAAAGGTTACCAAAAGTTCCTAATGCTATTGGTATGATGCTATCACCTTTATCAGATCTTATAACCTTTTCACCATAGCTTAAACATACTGGTGGGTAATCTATT